TTATTACAGCAAATTATGATTAGAGAAGTAGAAACTCCAGAACAAGTAGATGCTAAGGAATTAATCAAGGTAATCGAACAAGGATATCTTGTTGGACGTGAACCTAAGCATACTCAAAAGAAAACCTTTGGACCATCTACTATTGCTTATGGGCATGGAGAATGTCCAAGATATTGGTACCTAGCTTTTGAAGGTGCGATCTTTGAAGACAATGCAGATCCATATGGCGTAGCAAATATGACCAATGGAACTTTATCTCATGGACGTATTGAGGAAGCATTTAAAAACTCTGGTATATCTATTGATTCAGAATTTAAAATATTCAATGATGATCCACCAATTTTTGGTTATGTAGATAACCTAATCAATTGGAAAGGTGAAGACATTGTTGTTGAAGTTAAGACAACTAACAACGAAGTCTTTGAGTATCGAAAGAGAACTAATAAGCCTAAGATGGGGCATGTTGTTCAGATCCTTATTTATATGAAGATTCTTAAAAAGTCTAAGGGTATTCTAGTTTATGAAAACAAGAATAACCATGAGCTGTTAATCATTCCAGTAGAAGTTAATGACAACTATAGAAACTGGATTGATCAAGCTTTTGAGTGGATGAGAGTGGTCCGTAAGAATTGGGAAGATAAAACTCTACCAACTAAGAACTATAGATCAAACTCAAAGATATGTAAAAACTGTCCAATTAAAAAGGCATGTACAGAAGCAGGGGTGGGCGTAGTCAAAATAGCATCCCTAAAGGAACTGAGTGAAACTATGTAATCGTTGTGATACATACTTTAAACCTAGAGTAAGTTATCAGATATATTGTAGCGACATTTGTAGAGAACAATCTACAAAAGAAAAGATTGCCGAAAGGTATCTTGCTACTAGACGACAAAAAAGATATGGCAAAAAAAGAAATTGTCTTGGGGGATGTGGAATATCATTATCAATGTATAATGATTCTGGATTCTGTGCTAATTGTAATGTAAGTGAAAAAGCAGTTAATAAAATGATCAAGGAGTTAAAGGGGTTCATTGATTATGAGCAAGAATAAATGGGGGTATGCTGTACAACCAAATACTTTTTGTGCCATTGATGCTAGTACTAACAGCCTTGCCTTTGCTTTGTTTAGTACCAAAGAAGGCACTCTTGGATCAGTAGGAAAGATTAATTTTGAAGGCAATGATATCTATGAAAAGGTTATGGATGCAGGGCAAAAGGTAAAAGCATTCCTTGATTTTTATAATGGGTTTGAAGCAATTATTATTGAGCATACTGTTTTTATGAATAGCCCTAAGACTGCTGCTGATCTTGCTTTAGTTCAAGGAGCTATCTTAGGTGCTGCTGGTCAATCTGGAACAAAGGTTATTGGGAAAGTTTCTCCAATTACTTGGCAAAATTATTTAGGAAACAAGAAAATGTCAAAAGAAGATCAGGCTTTAATTAGATCTGCTCATCCAGGCAAGTCTGTTTCTTGGTACAAAACATATGAAAGAAACCTTAGAAAAGAAAGAACTATTACAATGGTTAATACCATCTATGATAGATCTATCAATGATAATGACGTTGCCGATGCTTGCGGCATTGGGCATTGGGCATTAAAAAACTGGGATAAAGCAATAGGAGCTGATAAGTAATGCCTGAGTTAAATGCAAACATTCCACCAATAGAGTGCTATGTGCGTGGAAACTTTTTAAGAGATCAAGAAGACAGTCACGATAAATACTTTCCATGCGTAATCTTTGGAGTTTCAAGTATTAAAGCAAGAAGCCCACTATTTCATTTCATGATGGAAGATGGTGGAATTTGGTGGAGAATGCCAATTAACGCATTTTGTACCAAGCCTGGGGTTCCAGAGGAACCAATTCATAATTTAGTGCTATGGAATTCTTTTAGTCCACATGTTTCAGTTACAAAGTTTCAAGCACTAAGCAATATGAGAATGTCATACATGGATAGAACTCAAACCACTATCCCTGGAACATACTTATTTACACTTGACTGGCACAGCCCAGAAACAAATATTTTAGATGATGGATACTCTGAAAATCCAGGACAGCATAAGTGTGGTCATGTTATTCAAAGAGATGACGGTAACTTTGCAGTTCAGCCAAATAACAGGGTACGCATAAAAGAGCCATCATTTGTAACAAAGAAAGATCTAGTTATCCAAAGACTAATTAATACCAATAAGTGGGATGTTGAGAGTTATGATAAGTGGATGCTTGAAGACTCAAATGCCTATGACTATGGTGTTATTAATACAGAAGTTGACAAATAATATTATGTCTGCTAAACTATATACAAGCAACTTATGGTTACGTAAAAGATATGTAATTGATAAGAAAACTCCAGAGGAGATTGCCAAGGAGTGCGGTACTAGCGTTGAAACCATCTATGTTTACCTTGCTAAATTTGGATTAAGGAAGTCAAAGCGATGAATAAATTAGAAAAGGCAATGATAACAGCTACTGTTGTTGGCATGGTTGGATTTGCTTTTGCGTTTTCTTTATTCAGTGGGCTTCCAGAAGAGTTTGATTGGGAAGCAGATGATGAGTAATAATCTAACCATAACAGTTGATCAAGTTAATAATCCTTTACACTACACATCAGATCCATCTGGTATTGAGTGCATTGAGATTACCAGACATCGTAACTTTAACATTGGCAATGCTTTTAAATACCTTTGGCGAGCAGGACTTAAAGATGAATCTAAAACCATACAAGATCTAGAAAAAGCTATCTTCTATATCAAAGATGAAATAAACAGACTAGAAGGTAAGTATGTCAACTGAAGAAGATTTAGTCAAGCACTTAGATCAAGTTAACGATGTTGTTTCAGAATACCTAAAGGGTAACGATCCAACAGTTATTTCTAAAGAACTTGACATTCCAAGAACTAGAGTTGTAAGCCTTATCAATGAGTGGAAGACTATGGCTTCTGATAATGCTGCAATTCGTGCCCGTGCAAAAGAAGCTTTGGTTGGAGCAGATACACATTATAGTAAGTTGATTACAAAAACCTATGAAGTTATTGATGAGGCATCGCTACTAAATAACTTAAGTGCTAAAACTCAAGGTATCAAACTTGTAATGGATATTGAGTCTAAGCGTATTGATATGCTACAAAAAGCTGGTCTTCTTGAGAATAAAGAACTTGCAGAAGAGATGATTGAGATTGAACGAAAGCAAGAAGTCCTTGTTGGGATACTTAGAGATATCGCATCTGAACATCCTGAAGTTAGAGATATCATTATGCAAAGATTATCCTCAATTGCAAAAGATGGAGAGGTAATCACAGTTGTCCATGATGTTCAATGATTTCCTTGAAGTTCTAAAGGAGAATCACTTTATTGAAAAACCTGTTGACGCAAAGACATTTGTTGAGTCTCCAGAGTACCTTGGACAACCCCCTTTATCTGATATACAGTACACAATTGTAGAAGCAATGAGTCAAATTTATCGCAAAGAAGATGTTGTTGATATCATGGGTGATGCTGGAGAAGAATATTTTAAAAAGTATACAAAGAATGAACTGATCTTGCAACTTGGCAAGGGATCTGGAAAAGACTTTGTATCTACAGTAGCATGTGCCTATGTAGTATATAAGATGCTATGTTTAAAAGATCCCGCAATTTATTATGGTAAGCCTGCTGGAGATGCTATTGATATCATTAACGTCGCAGTTAACGCTCAACAGGCTAAGAACGTTTTCTTTAAAGGATTTAAGTCTAAGATTGAAAGATCTCCTTGGTTTGCGGGAAAGTATAATCCAAAGGCAGACTCAATTGAGTTTGATAAATCTATTACAGTATATTCTGGTCACTCAGAACGTGAATCACACGAAGGTTTAAACTTATTCATGGCAGTACTTGATGAAATTTCTGGATTTGCTTCTGAGGTTGCAACAGGAAATGAACAAGGTAAGACTGCTGATAATATTTATAAAGCTTTTCGTGGTACTGTAGACTCTCGTTTTCCTGATCTTGGTAAGGTGGTTCTTCTATCGTTCCCCCGCTATCCAGGAGACTTTATTTCTCAACGGTATGACTCAGTAATTGCTGATAAAGAAGTGATAGAAAAAACACATAAGTTTATTATTAACGAAGACTTGCCACACGACAATCCAGATAATACATTTGAAATTTCGTGGGAAGAAGATCATATCTTGTCATATAAAATACCAAAGATATTTGCATTAAAAAGACCTACATGGGATGTAAACCCTACCCGTCAGATTGATGATTTTAAGATTGCTTTCCTTACAGATTTAGGAGATGCTATGATGCGTTTCCTTTGTACCCCAACATATTCATCTGATGCTTTCTTTAAACAAAAAGATAAGTTACAAAAATGTATGAATGTTAGAAACCCTATTGATAATTTTAAAAGGTTTGATGAATCTTTTACTCCAGATCCAGATACTATTTATTACATCCATGCTGACCTTGCACAAAAGCATGACAAGTGTGCTGTTGCTATTGCTCACGTTGATCGCTGGGTTAATATTAAAGTAATTAAAGATTATGAACAGGTAGTTCCAGTTGTAGTTGTTGATGCCGTTGCTTGGTGGGAACCAAGAACTGAAGGCCCAGTAAACTTATCTGAGGTTAAACAGTGGATTATTAATCTTCGTAGAGAAGGTTTTAATCTAGGAATGGTTTCATTTGACCGCTGGCAATCATTTGACATTCAAAATGAACTACAATCTGTAGGGGTAAGAACAGAAACAGTGTCTGTTGCCAAAAAACACTATGAAGATTTAGCTATGATGGTTTATGAGGAAAGAGTAGCCATGCCTATGATTCCTTTATTATTAGAAGAACTATCAGAGTTAAAAATTATGAAGGGTAATCGTGTAGATCACCCCCGTAAAAAATCTAAGGACTTAGCGGATGCTGTTTGTGGGGCAGTATTCGGAGCCATCTCTCATACACCTAAAAACCTTAATGTTGAGGTTGAGGTCCATACGTGGGCAAACTCAGCCAAATTTGCAAAGAAGGACAAGGGTATGATAGAATTAGATTCAAAGGAAATGACTGACGAAATCAGTGATTTCTTAGGTAAATTTAATTTACTATAAGCTTCTGATTAAATGATCAGATAAAAACTAACAAGGAGAAAGATGAATTCATTCAAGAAAATCGCTATTGTCATTGCTGCAGCTTTGACTAGCACATTACTACCAACCGCTGCTATTGCAGCAGCTCCAGCAGGTGTTACATCAACGCTTACTGCTTCTGCTTCTGCAGTACAAACTGGCGAAACAGTCTCAACGACAATTACAACATCGGGAATCTATGCGGTAGGAGATACAACAACTACAACTGTTGCTATTACTTCATGGCCTGTAGGTGCGACAAACGCATCTTTAGCAGGTATGATTAGTCCAACTCTTACAGCAATTGATACCGCAACTGCAGATGTAGTTACAACTTCAAATGGTCAGGTAGTTCAGACAACTCCTGGCGTAATTGGTCTAGTTGGATCTTCATCAGCATTAGTATCAGGTCGCACAAAGATCTCAGTTACACCTTCATCAGCTAATACAGCTGGTACATATGTTTACACAATTACAACAGTTTCAAATGCTAGCCCTGTTACAACTCTAAGTACTCTTACTTGGACAGTTACAGTTGCAGCATCTGGACTAAAGGCTTCAACAGTATTTATTGGTACAACAATTGGTACAGCACCTACATCAGATGCAACTACTCTTTCAAAAGTATTGACAACTGATGGTGTGGCAGAAGCAACTGCTGTTGCTCAAATTTCAGTAAAGCAATGGCAAGATGTTGCAGGCACAATTGCAATGAACTCAAGTTATACAAAGTCAGTAGAGGTTTCTATTACTGGTGCAGGAGCCGTTGGTTCAACTAACTCAACCTCACCATTGCGTGGTGCTTTTGTATCAACTCCTGCTGCTATTGCGGGTGTAACAA